CACTAGATGCCGGATTGGGCTGGCGTCCGGGGAACCGCCATAGTTCCCGGAGTTCGCCAGCTGCTCCTTTATCGTGTAGCTCATTTACTGTCACTTCCCAGCTGCTTGATTACCTGGTTGGCTCCGGTAGCAGCCAGGCCGCTCACAATGCCCACAGCCGCCGCGGTGATGTAGTCCGTGGCCGGGAAGTCAGGCATGAGGAACATACCTACCACACCCAGCACAGCACCGCAGACACCGCAAATGATGGGGATGAACTTGCTGTCCAGAGAGGACGCTTTCACGCCCTGCCCAATCAGCAGGCAGATGATGGTGATAGCCGCCACGCCTGTAATTCCGAGAGAAGAAATGTCCATACTCAGCCCTCCGGTTCCACCAGGGTGTCGCCCTTCAGTTCGTACTTCTTCCCTGCGATGTACACGTAGGCGGTCTCGGCGCCCATGTTCACATCCACGGTCTTGCCGTTCACCACATGAACCTTCTCCAGGCAGCCTACGCCGTGGTCCATCAGGCCATAGCCGTTGACGGTGTCGGGGGTCTCCCCCGCGGTGGTCGCCACGAACTCCTCTTGGGTGATGACGTTGCGGTTGGGGTCCAGGGTAAAGCCCGCCTCCGCCTCCCTCAGCGCCTCATTCGCCTCAGGCAGGGTCATTTCGCCAGTGGTGTACTTGTTCAGAATTTCGTTGGTAGTCATAAGTAAGCTCCTTTCAAATTACAGCCCAATGCGGGCCAAAATAAACGCAATCACAGCCGCCAGAACCGCCCACACGGACTTGTCCACGATGGCCTCCCAGCGGCGTCCCGGTTTTGCCGTCTGTTCCTCCTGCTTTGCCAGCAGCTTTTCGATGTTTTTGTCCATGTTGGAAAGCTGCTCGTCCAGCTTGGCGTCTCGGGCAATCTGCTCCCGCTGCCAGTCATAGAACGAGTTATGGAACTTCTTGGAGTCCTGCTGCCAGTCCTCCAGGGCCTTGATGCGCCCCTCCAGACGGGCCGCCGCTTCCAGGCCAAAGCAGTCATGCCGGGGGTCTCTAACGCACTTCTCGTCAGCCATTGGACACCTCCCCCAGGTCCTCCCACTTCACGCCCACGCTTCCGGGTTCCCACACATTGAAGTCCTGCCCGGACCGCCAGATATGGCCCTCATACGTGCAGCAGTCCCCGGTCATATACGGCGAAGTGGAGACGGCGATAAACGGCAGGGCCTTGGCCGGGTCTGTGGACCATACAAAGCCCCACTGTGCGGGCAGCTCCTCCGGCTCCTGGGTGTAGACCGTGCTGTCATAGTTCTGGATCAGCCGCACCACCCGGCCGGCAGAGGAGCGGCAGACAAAGCCGTCCGTCTGCCCGGCCTTGCGGTCCAGCATATTTTGGGCCGCCACGGCTGCCTTGAAGTCCGGGATGTAGTCCTCAGCGGCATACAGCTCCGTGCCGGTCATGTCCGGGGACCGCTCCTGGAGCGCCTGGGCCTGGATGAGCCCCGCCCGCTGCATGGCGTCCAGGACAAACTCTTTGTCGTTCATGATACGCTGTTCACTCCTTCCCGGATGGCCGCCGCCAGCTCGCTGTATGTCACATACTCCGGCTCCGGTTCCGGCTCAGGTTCCGGCGGCTGGCTGGCTTTCCAGGCCTCCCAGGCCTCAACATCCGGTGTAACTGTCACGGAACTGTCCGCAATGTCCTCGTCCGGCTCTTGGGTAATGGTGACAAACCCATTGTACTGCACCAGCGTCTCTGCCTGACTATCGGCCAAAGGGAGACCGTCGGGGAAAGGAGTACTCTGCGGAGCTGGATACGCCCCGGATGGGTTTGGGATTGGCTGGATATATTGCATAAGATCACTCCCGATTTCAAAACTTCCCTTTGATTTATACACAATTTTTGTTGTAGCCGCTTTCACCCAAATGCAACCCACCTATACGTCCTATTGGCGTTAAGCTGATAGTTCGCGTTGGGCCCATCAGCATACCAGGAAAACTTATTTCCAGTCAGCGTATAATACCGATATTTATCGGGGTAAGAAGAAACAATATCCTTTGATATCCCAGGCGCCCACAAAATCATTCCATAGGAAACATAGTAAGTTTGACCGTTTTGCGGCTGAGAGAACAATCCAGTAGTATCAAAAATCAAAACGAGCTTTGGTGTAAAATTAAATGTGAGGCTGGTTGGATATGTGGAACCATAAGCCCCGGTCCCCGTGTAAGTTCCAGTTTGAATTTTCCCGTAACTGGAAATCTGACTTGATGTAACAAGCGGAATTGATTTATTAAAAATATCACTAAAATTATTTCCGCCCTTGTATAGTACCGCATCGGTCAGTTTCTGAAGTGCCAGCATCAGGTTTCCGCCCCAGAAGTCCGGTGTCCGCACACATTCCGCTAGCGAGAGCGGCCAAATATCCTGTCCCTGCCACTGTAGCTGCGCTGTGCCGCCGCTGTCCGAAAAAATAGGGCTCTCCTTGCTATACGTCCATGTTCTGGTCACTGATACTGTACCGCTTCCCGGATTGGTTGAGGCCGTAATTTTAATGGTTACCCCGCTACCTGTTGGAAGATCCAGCACAGAGATTTTGTTGGTGCCTCCGTTCTCCGCCGTGAACCTCCTCGTCTCCGTGTCGTTGGTGGTCTCGACTACTGTCAGGGCCTTGTCACCGCTGGAAGAAACCGTGTATGTCACGTCGTTGGTCAGGGTGCCCAGATCGCCGTCAGACCCGGAAATTACCAGGGCAGAAAGAGGGACTACGGAAACAGATGTGCTCGTTGTATAATCGCCATATTTCCCGTTTGCGAAAGACTTGACGCGGTACTGAACGCTTGTCCAGGTTCCCACCGTTTCCTCAAAGCTCGTGTTCGCTCCGGAATACACTTGCACCCAGTCGGCGTCTGTGTTCGCTTTGCGCTCCAGGATGTAGCTGCTTGCTCCATCTACGGCAGACCAGCTCACCGTGATCTGCCGTCCCTGCATGACCTGAATCGGCACATTCAAGGCGGTGGGGGACGCCGGAACGCCAACGGTTCCATCATCCGAAACCAGGATGGTAGGGTCCATAATCATGGCAGGTAGGGCGCCATAAGAGGGGTTTACCGAGGTGCTGCCCAAGCTGCCATCGGGCAAGACGTAAAACTTTCCGTCTGTGCTCGTAGAAACTGGAGAGCGAAGCCACCAAGCAGCCGCGGCTCCATTCAGTTTAGCAATCCGCTTGCTATTGGCTTCCGTGTCAAGTCCACTCTTGAAGTAATCCAGCTTCGCGCCGTCTGCGGGCATAATTCCGCTTGGGTCAGACAGGCCGACCTCATACCCGCCAAGAGGGAACAGCTTGCACTCCAAACCATTTTCTCCACTTTTGATGTTCCAGAAAGGTTCTCCATTTCCTGGATGGTATGGGATTTTCACTGTCCTGATGGCAGACTGGATGTGGCTTTCATACCTTCCCAGATACCCAGCCATCGTAGACATAATTGTGGAGCCTGCAAGTATGTTTGCATTGGTGCTGTTCCACTGGACGTTCTCCACAATGTCCTGCCGCAGCAACCACGCACCGTCACAGGAACTACCATACAGTCTTACATCCGGGTTCCCGATATGCACCACGATGTAGTTTACTGGGAATCCGTTCTCGTCGATCTTGACGATGCTCCCCACCGCCACGCTGCCAAGTGTCTGCGCCATCAGTTACCACCTCCGTTGTAGGTTACTTGGATTTCAGCCGCCGTAAAGGTGGTTCCGATCAGATATAAGGCGTCGTTAACAGTGCGGTTTGCCGTGTTCCCAAAAAATACTGCTTCCGTCTCCGGCTTAAACAGCGTAGCCGTGCTGAGGGGCGTTCCAACCTGTGACGGCTCGTCTGCCCTTACAAGGTCGTATGTATTCTCTTGACCGGAGACAGGAGTAAGTTTAACCCGCCCCGGATAAGTAGGGATTCTGTCTTGCATGTTGCCTCCTTACCATTCGCCGGCGTAACCGTCACCAGCGAACAACCACAGAAGATTGTTGCTGACCCATAACAACAAATCGTTGATATCGGTCAATATCCGCTCGACGTCATTTGCCTGCTCATAGGTGAGATGTTGCATGGTTTCAGGAGTTTCCGGCGGAGCCTGCCAATCGGAGGGATAAACGGGAATATTGGACATCATGGAGCGCATTGCCGCCACGTTGGAAAGGTAGTTCTCCAAATCCTGGCTAGTCGGAATATCATTGATAGTCCAGTCAGTCTTAGGAGTAATCGCCATAGGAAAACCAAACCCGCCGAACAAATCAGCGATATATTCAATCGCTTCTCCAACTCTGTTCAGGTCCGTTGCGTTGTAAGCTCCTCTCACGCCGGCAGACCATTCCACTTTTTCGCCCTCTGTCATTCCGTCCCAGCCTTTATCATGCAGAGTACGCCAGCGGGTCACGTCGGATTGTGTTCGGTCTGTTATCAACGTGTCGATAATACTCATACTAGCCTCCAAGGGATGCCACAGTCGCCACAACGGTATTTGACAACTTGACTTCCATGCGGCGGAGATTCCCGGCGTTCGTGGTCCCCCATGCGGTTGGAAGCGTCACGCAATCGCCTAATAGCTCTCCTGCCCAAACGATCTTCGCATTGGTGGTAATCCGTTTTGCATAGTAGTCATAGACCCTCTGTGCCGTGGCTTGCCCGATATCCGGCGAAACGAGAGTGGCGTCCGCAACCTCAATAACATTTTGCTTATCAGTGGCAATTACATCTGGGTTAGTAATGGTATAAACTGTTTTGGCATCGTCGTATTTGACACCGTTGATCTCCACGCCTCCGTTCTCGGCCTGAGTATATACATGGGCGGTCACTCTAACCTCTGTCACAAGCGCGCTGGTGTCCACGGTGACTCCAGTAAACGTGTAATCCTCTGGGATGGCGTCAGGAGTCCCCGGCAAATTAAATACTCGGATGCCGTCCCGCCCATCAGTTGACGCGCACACGCCCCACGCAAATAACACCTGCTGTATAGCCGTCCGGATAGTTCCGGATGTAATAACTCCTGTCAAAGCCGTGTCCTCAACATCTGCATCATACTCGATGGAAAACCGTCCATTCACGATCTCTTCCAATAGAGATTTTGCGGATTTCGCATTGTACACGCCGCCAGGGAATGGGCTGTCATCCAGCACTCCAAAAGCGTCCTGACAGTCGATTGTGTACAGGTTTTGCGCCTGTCTGGTGTGGCTGTCGATGTAGTACACGCCGATCAGTTTATCGTTGTTTCTGACCTCTACGGGCTGTTTGAGCTGGAACATAAAGTCCACGTCTTCCCGGCTGTCTAACGTCCAGTTCATTGTAGAGATGGGCATTTCCGTGGAAATCAGGCTCATTTCGTTGATGATGGAAGCGGACCGCAGTTCAGACATCCCGAAATAGCGGTAGACGCCGAAAATAATATGTTCCAGTTTCGCCCGCCGGTTGGGAAGATTCGTGCTGCCCAGGGTAATGACCACTTTGTCATAGCTCTGCACTTTCCGATTGCAGAAATACGTTGCTGCATTGGGCGTGAAATCCACGTCCGCCTTGAGAGATTCCCCCTGATACCACTTGATGTTGACCGACGGGCAATAGTCGCCAGAGGCCGTGTCAAACACCAATGTAATGCCGACGGAGGAATACTGCTGGTCCATTTCAAACGTGATGACTGGCTTATTTGTAAAGGCGCAGTCATCACCACTCATTTCCGCAGACCAGAATGCAACCTCCTGTGTATCTACGGTGACATATTCCCCAGTCAAGCCCCAGTGGTTCGGTTCACAGGTAATGGTCGGTTCCGGCGTGATACCGAATGGGAGTTTTGACGGCGCAGAAAAGGACATCGCCTCCGTAGTGGAGACGGAAGCGTCCTCGTCCGCTCCCGGCGCTATGTCCTTGTAAAGTACAGTAGTAACACTCACGGAGTCACCTGCGCTTCCATGGGGACAAAACTGACTTCGATTTCGCCCCAATAGTTGATGCCGTTTTCCACCTTCTCCATATCCTGCGAGGCGCTGGTGTAATAGGCTTCATACGAGATCGTGGTTTGCCCATCAGCAGCTTCCAACTGTACAGAGTCATCGACGGAATGTTCCACCAAGTAGTCCCAGAACTCGTCAAGGCCATGATAGTTGTCACCCCGACGAAACACTGTCAGCTGATGGCCGATATACGTTCCGATGATGTCCCGCACCATGCGGCCAGTCATTACACGACCCGCGTTCTCTCCGTCCAAAACGTTGAAATTTCGGTTGTATGCGGAAATGGCAACATCCGCGTCAAACTCTTTTCCATTCAGTTTGATGTAGCTCATGTCACACCCCCGCCAGATTGACGCCGATACGCCGGGTCTCCGCCTTGTTCAGCTTATAGACCACCTTCCCCAGCTGGTCTCTATCCAATTGTAAGATAACAGTCTGCTCACCTCCGCCCAAATTGGCAGTTTCCTCGCGTACAATGCGGCGGATCAAGCTCTCAGGCGCTTCAATGTTATTCCCCTGCTTCTGGTCACCCAAGACAGCGAGAAACTCCCGGTTAGGCGGAATAACCGCTCCTTGCGCAAGATACGGTATATTCGGGATTGTAAAGGGGCGGATTTCCTGACCGCCAAACGTTCCCAGGAAAGGAATCGTGACTTTCGGAATCCTAATAACCAGATGCTCGTTAATCCAGTCAATAAACTTGTTCACAAGGGAAATTCCAATATTGAGCGCGTCCTTGATTGTCTGCACAAATCCGTCCCAAATATTAGAAAACGCCTCTGAAATACCGTCCCATGCTTCATTCCAGTCGATTGTAAAAACATTAACGACAAATTCAATAACGCTTGTCAGCCATTCCAGGATTTGGCTTACACCGTCCGCGATCGCTCCAACGACTCGTCCGAAAATATCAATAACGGCCTGAAACGCCGCAGAAATTGGCGGTCCAAAGGTATTCACAAACCAATCAACCAGCGGCAAGATAAACTCGTTATAAATGCGGAGGGCTCCTTCAATCAACGTACCTACAAAGTTTAGGAAGTTGTCGAGTAACGGCTTCAAATGCAAAGTCCAAAGCTCTGTAAAGGTATTGCCCAGAGTAGTCAAAACCGGCTTCAAGATCGTGTTCCAGATATTCACAAAAACAGACGTTGTGTCACTAATTGCGGCCTTGATCTGGCCGAAAATGGGTGCGCCCCATGTATTCCAGAATTTGATAATGCTGTTCCAAACGTCATTCCAAATATCTTGGATGATCTGCATGGCCGGGGCAATCGCATCTTGCCAAATCATGTCAAACACGGCCTTGACATTTTCAAAAAGCACATCTCCAACACTCAAAACCTGCGTCGCAATGTTAGTAAGCAGAGGGAGAATATCAACAGCCCACTTTGTCAGCGTGGGGAAAATTACGATGTTCCAAATATCGGAAAGCACCATTGCTGCAGAGTCCAGAAGCCCTCCGACAACATTCCCAGCCGTAAGAATAAACTGGTTCAAGAAATCCATAAACTCATTGTTGAACCAATCATATAGAGGCGGCCCAAGAGACTTGATGTCATTCCACATATCGCGGAAAACGTTAGTCAGCTTTTCTACTCCCTCAGAAATATAGGCGAACGATTTTTTGAAAGAGTCTTCCAAAGGACTAAATGCGTCTTTAAGACGGTCAATCAGCTTTAAGATTTTGCTTTCTGCAGTGCTCTCCACGATGTCATTAGAGGTAATGGTCTCAATTTTGGAAAGGCCGCCGCCAGCTGCTCCTCCCGTTCCACCACCTGAGCCGCTTGCAGAATTTCCAGTCAGCTTGTTAATTTCATCAAACGAAGCGATACTCTTTTTCTGCTCCTTGTTAGTCTCTTTCGTGGCATCGGTCAAAGCGTTCTGGTTGTCAACAGCCTCATCAATACCAGAGGAAACACCGCCCACATTATCTTGCGTCTGCGTGATTTCCGTATTGGCACCGCCAAAGATAGCCGTGATGGCTGCATTAAAAGCGTTCGCCATGTCGATTAGCGCGGACACAATCCGGTTCAGAGTCTGCACCACTGGCAAAAGCACCTGAATTAGCGCCTCGCCAATAATAGACATGAACTGCTGCCATTGCATAGAGAGAATGCGTGTCTGATTTGCCCAGCTGTCTTGCGTCCGGATAAAGTCACCAGAAGCCAAAGATAGCTGATCCAGAACGAAGTTATAACGCAGAGTCACCAGCTCCGCCTGAGACATAGCAGAAATACTTTTGGTGATGCCCTGAGACAGCGCAAACGCTTCTAGGTTGGCCTGGGTCATAACGATGCCCAGGTCTTTTAATGTCTCCGTTTCACCAGTAAAGACGGATTTCAGCTTAATATCCGCCAGCTCCTGGGAGATGTTGTAGAAGGATGCCACGTCACCCGTCAGTCCGGTGAGTGTCAAGGACATCTCTGCCGCCTCTGCTTGCGACAAGCCCATATTGCTTGCCATTGCCATATATGTAGAGGCGGTACGCTTGGCCGCAAGCTCGCTCATGCCGAAGTTGGTGATGGCGTTTTGGGCAAACTCGTCAACGGCGCTGGACATATCGCCAAAGGCCACGTCGACAACATTCTGGACTTCCGCAACGTCGCTTCCAAGCTGGATAGCCTGTTTGGAAAAGTCGATAATTTTATCAACAGCAAAGGCCGTTGCAGCCAGCTTTGCCAGCTTTGTCAACGCACTTGTCGCCTGTTGTGTGTTTGCTCGAACATCAATGATAATAGAGCCATCTGCTGCAGCCATGTTCTCACCTCCCTAGCAGTTTTTTCAGAAGTTCGTCCTCTTCTTCCGTGTAATGCCGCTTTAGATCAACTTTTGAGCGGTTCTGGTTGTAAAATTCCTTTTCCCACTTTTCGAGTTTTTTGTGTTTCCGAAGCTTGTCACGGATGGAAACAACGGCGGAAAGCTGCCCTTCCCCAATGCCCATAAAGTAAGAAACAAAGGTCCACCAATGACAGAAAGAGTCCGATCTGACATCATGCCCGGCCACCTTGATAATGTCGGCGGCGATCATTTGGTAGTCCTGCTCCCAGTCGATCAGTTTTGGCCGTTTTTTATCCTCCTGTTCTTCTCCGCAGGCGATAAACCAAAGCAGCTTTTCAATCGCTTCTTGATAATCACTTTCCGGCATTTCTTCAAATTGGGGATAGAACAGGGCCAAGCACACATAGACCTTTACAAACTCGTTTTCGCCGCCATTAAGTCTGGAAATGATGTTCAGGATATCCCGGTAATCGGCGTTGATTGCATATTCTTTTCCACCAACTTCAAGATTGACCGGGAGTGTCCATCTCATTTATTTCTTGCCTCCTGCACGGCTTTCTGCGCCTCCATCTTTGCGTAGGTCTTAACGCCGTCTTCGACGATGGGGCGCATGGCATCCAGGAAATTTGTAATGACCAACTCCCCGTTACTGGCAACAGCCATTACATTTGCGCCGCTCAGGATGCTGTCAAAGTCGTTTTCCTCACCGAACACATGGGCGAGAGACTTTTTTACGCGGGCGTCATACTCGGCCAGCAGATCAATGGCATCCTCTCCGGTCTCTGCAGATTTTGAACGTTCGTTATAATCCTTTTGGATTTGCTCGATTTCCACACGCAGGTCCTTGAACCGCTTGTACAGATTTGGGTCAGACGGATTAAACCGTAAAACGCCGCTGTCATTGATCTGGTATGTTTTAATGCCGGTATCAAATGTGATCTTCTGCATAATTCCTCCAAAAAGAGGGCACAGCACTATTCCTTTGTACTGTGCCCTTCCTTGTCTTTAGGCCGCTCCGTCTGCTTTAAAGGTTACAGTCCCTGTGGTATTGGTGATGGTCCCAAGCGTTCTGGTGCCGCCGTATGTAATGTCGCAGGAAATTTCCAGGTTTCCGCCGCCAGCGCCACCAATTCTGGTTACAGACACGGATGCGCCGCTGTACCGCTCCGCAAAATTGGACTCGCCAGATGTTGCGTAGTAGTGGCCGATCAGCATATCTTGATTTGCCAGAGCCTGTGCGTCCTGGTCCTTGATTGCCAAATTCCACAGTTTCACCGCCGCTACGTCCCCTGCATCCAGAGGGATAGGGTCGAAGCTCTGGGTGATGACTGGTTTTGTGAGTGTGGTCCAGGTGTTCCCAAAAATGTCCTTGATAGACTCCTCGGACCAGTCCATTTCCTCGTCGGACTCCTCAACGCGCTTTCCAATGGCGGACCATACAGGTTCCTCCGGTGTTCCAGTATTCAGATATGCAATCAGCAGTTCACGGGCAATCGTGCGCCCTTCTGTGGTGTTAAACTCCAAATCTGCCAAAGTGCTCACTCCTTTCAGACATTGACCTCATAGGCCAGTCTCATTAAAATTTGATAGTCCTCATAGCCGTCTTCATAAGCTGCGAACTTAGAGGATTGTGTGGTCGGCTCGACTTTCAAAGCGTTGATGCCATCTCCCAAATCGGGGTGTTGGGTCCTTGCCCAGTCCCCAAAATGGTTCAGCATTTCGTCTGCTTGGAGCCGCTTGTCGTTGCTGCTCCCCGGTTTAATCCGGTAGATGATCTTGAATTGGTATTCCGCCTGATACCCGCCGATAATGTATTGCTGGGTGATATACGTTCCTTGGATAGTAGACAGAGCCATGGCCGCATCATCTCCGGCGGCATCATCGATGTCCAAAAACTCGTACTTGATAACTGTCACAGGCTTGTCCGGAAAAGTATTGGCCCACACCAGCATAGAGCGAGAAATGCGGTCAACTTCCTCCGAAGATGCCAAAATTTTCTGCTTTTTATCCTCGAAGATATCGCTTCACCGCCTTTCCAAATACTCGTTCCCATTTGCCCTTGTTTTCCGCTTTGCTCGCCTCAAACCAATGTGATTGCGCCTGCGAGTGCATAGCTTTGTTGAAAACCAAGTCTTTATCAGTGAGAACTTTTGTTGCTCCGTAAGATGCATAACTGCTGCCTGTTGCCGGGTCTATCATCAATTTGCCGTAGTATAAATAGCGAGATTGTGGGCCGGGATAGATAATCCTGGATTCCTCTACTTTTGTTCTTCGGTCGAGATTGCCCGTTAAGGCCGGAACGTATGGAGATGTATCCTTTTGTGCTTGGATAGCCATCGCATAAACAGCCTTTTTGCTTGCTGCTTCCAAATGCCCCGTCACAGTTGGAACAATATTGGAGCTGACATCAAAGCTAAACATCAGTTCCCACCAACTTCCCAATGAGACATCTCGCCGCCGAAGTCCTTTAAATCCACAGTGTTGACATTGTAGACATCATCGTATGCGGCATCGATCTTCTGAGCAGACCAATTAGGGTGGACGGCCTCTCCTTTTACAAAGAAGGTGTTTTCTCCAGTGGAAAGCGTCCAAAGCCCGCTCTTGTCCTCTGCCCGCCAAAATTCAATAGGCCCTACATACTGCTTTGGCTCACCAGTCACCCCGTCTACGGCTTCAACGCTGGTCGGAATATAAAGGTTGACTGCATCCGCTCCAACCAAACCGCTTTCGTTAACGTTTTTGGCCTTGACAGCATCCAGCAGAACTCCTCGCAGAATGGTAATATGATTTGTAGTTGTTTCCTCAAAAGTGCTAGGGTCCTCTTCTGTCACCACGTTATAGAGCGTCACAACATGGGGGAACACAGCCACACCCCCTTCCACGATACAGGAGGCCCGTACTGGACAAATACTGCGCTGCAACAGATGCAAGAGATGCTTGTGCTGCCTGTGCCGCTGTCGTGGCCTGCTGTGCGCTCTCGCCTCCGCTCCGGTAGGTCTTGGACCAGCTGCCCACACTCTGGCTTTGCAGCTCTCCGCCCTCTCCGACGTTTGCGGAGTTTTGGAGAGCGTTCAGGGCTGCTTTGCTGGCGAGATCGATGCTCTGGTACTGCTCTGCAACAGCACAGCAGGCCATTTTCAAGGCCTCCAGTTCCTGATTTTTGCCTGCCCGGCCCTGCGTGTAATAGTCCAAAAAGCTGCTTGCACGCAGGGCGAGGCGCGGAAAGTCGGTCTCCTGAATGGCGGTGCCCAGGTATGTATTTTTGTAATACGGATAATCTGCGTAAGCCATCAGGAGTCCTCCTTACTTCTTCGCACGGGCTTTCGTCTTAGCCTGCGGCTCAAACGTCGCTCCAGTAAAGCTAAATTTCACCACACTGGAATCATCAACAAGCACTTCAAAGGTATCGTCCTCAATTACTCGGAATATGATGTCGGCATCGAACGGGATGTTTTGCTTTGTGGGGGAGCCATTTTTCTTGAAGGTCATTTTTGACCCGGTTTTGGTCAGATGGAACGGGAAATAATACCCGCTCTGCTCCTCCGGGGTGCTGCTGAACTCTGTATAATCAGAAACATAATGAAATGTGCCCGTTACAGCGCCGTTCGCATAAACCTTCAGGTCATCACCCACAAGATCGGAAACCTGTTTCCCCAATAGGGTCTGACCGCTGGGGAATAGCGTTAGGGTGTCAGACCCAATTAACCCCCCGCCGGTGCGTAGACAGCAAAAGGGAAAGCCTTCGTGTTCCCGACGTTGTAAGCATTGATAGGATTGGGAATCTCCCAGCCCAGCCGCATGACGGCACGCAGGGCCACCATGTCGTTCTGCATCAGGTTATAGAGGATGTTTCCGGTAGTGGGGTCCTGTACCACGCCGCTGTCAAAAATCTTGAAAGTCATGTCCTGCCGAATGGCATAGACCAGCTGGCTCCAATCGCCTACGATGGCGAGGGATTCCTCCGGGTCGTAAGCCCCGTTCACAGGGAAATACATGCTCATGCCGTCCAGCGCGTAGCGGGTATCGCCCTGCATATCGGTCTTGAAAATGGGCTGGCCGTTCTTGTCCACAAGGCCGCGCAGCTTGGCGCGCATCTGAATTGCGGCCATCACGCCGTTGGGAATATAGCCGCTCTCCTCTACCTTGGCAATCACGCCGCCCTCGCCCATAATGTCTTTGAAAATGTCGTTTGTGGCCGTAACGACAGCGCCTGCGGTGATGGCCGAAGGGACAAGGCCATCACGCCAAGAGGTGGGTTTGTCCGTGCTGTACAGAATAGCGGCGTCGATAACCTTGCCAAATGCCTCCTGAAGGCGGGGGCGCACCTCACCCCAAATGTCGTAATCGCTATCATCCAACACGGCCTCGGGGATAGGCACGATAACAGCGATCTCCTCGGCGTAGATTTTCTTCTTGTCCCACGCCATATTCGTGGTTTTTTTCAGAGATGCCTTGGAGTCGGACGCGCCAGTTGTTGCCTCGCCGTTGACGAAGTAGGCAGTGGGCAGAGCATCCAGCACATTGAGGGTCTGCGTCTTACTAGTCATGTTGGGCAACCGACGGGCCATCCGCAGCACAGCGGATTCCGTTACGGCACCCTGGATAATCTCACGGGTCACGGGCTCCGGGATAAGCCCGGAAAGTTTGCTTCTGTCGATAATATCAACAGCCATTTAGGTTCTCCTTTCATTTCAGTACGCCCCGGATCAGGGCGTTCATTACGTCGTTTTCTCCTGTTTTGGGCTTTCCGCCGCCCACAGGAGCGGTCCAGTCAAAGGTAGTTTTCTTGCGGTCAGCGGTTAGCTCGTCCACGGCCTGTTCGAAGGTTTTCTTATCGTCCACCATCTTCCCGGCCTTAAAGGCGATAAACTCGGCCTCCTCGCCGGACAGGCCCTTTTGGGCCAGATACAGGTCCCGCTTGAGTTGGTCCCGCTCCGCCTCTGCGGCGGTCAGTTTCCCGGCCAGCGTGTCCCGCTCTCCGGTCAGCTTGTCCCAGCGGTCTTTTTCACCGGCCTGCCCGTCCTTCCAGGTCCGGTAGGCGGTCAGTTCTTCCTCGCTGGGCATTCCCTTCATGGCTTTTGCAAGCCGTTTGCCGATCATGGCATCCACTTCCGCCTGAGTGAAGGTTTTCTCAGGCGTGGGCTCCGGCGCAGGGGCCGGGGTAGGGGTATTGATAGGTTCGCTCATGGTATTACCTCCGTTTATTGTCAGGGCCGTCGCCCTGCGGTTTTACGCCTCTCGGCAATTAGTAAGCTACTTTCATACGTTCTCGTTGCATCGGCAACCTAGCCGCCTCGCTGAACGACTTATATTCTGCGTTTAGCCGCCGGATACGGGCCGTTACAGCTTGGTAATCATCTTCCAGCTCTGCGGCCTTATATGCGGTTTGTTCCCGCTTCAGCTTGCGGACGGTGCGTTCTATTTGACGTTGTTTTTGAGTGGCTGTATATCCATCGTACTGCCTGCCTTCAAAAGATATCTCCCGATTTTTCCCTTTCATCGCGTTCAGATCAGAGTTTGAATAGGTCGGCTCCATGACACCCTCAACAAACGGATAAAAGTGGTGGCGGCAGTTCCATCCGCCTAGACCAGGTCCGGTACCATAACCCGTAGAAGCGATAAAATCAGGATATCTCCCGCTGGATTGCTTCGGTTTTGCGCTCCATCGGTAAATCTTCCCTTGCCAGCTCTCGTGGTTTTCCGGCCCGGTTCCGGTGTTCCGCGCCCCGATATGAGCAGAGACCTCAACCAGATCAGTTTCCAAATAATCCATGCCTTGCTCCGAATACTGTTCGCAAAGCTGATTGATACCAGTCATAATAGCGCGGCGGACTGCAACGTCAATCTGGTCCATGTGACCGCTTTCATATTCCGCTGTCTTGATGCCGCTGTCTGCAAGCTGCTTCACGGCACCTCTAATTGCCTGATTGTAGCTGATTGCACCGCTCTGTATCTGCAACACGGCATTATCAAGTGCCCATTGGTAAGCACTTGCAGGCCGGAGCAATGTCCTTCCATTGTCGAGCAGGAAAGCCATTGATTGCGTAATATTTCGGAACGTTTTGCGAGTCTGCTCATAAATGGCATAGGTATCTTCGATGCTCAACAGTGTTTTTGGCGCGGTCACATCTGCTATCTTTATCAATTCAGAGTAATACCGCTGGTTCCACTCCACCACATCGTCCAACAGCTCAGTCAGATTCTTTTCGCTGATGTTGGTTGTTCGACGAATCGCACGCTCAATCTCCTGTTGGCTGATACCGTGAGACCGGAGTGCTTGGATGTCCAGCACCGTTACTTCGTTTAGCTCCCCTGATACTTTAAGCCTAGAACAAATTTCCTCTAGTAGCGTGTTTTCAAGATTGCGGTATAGCTCGGCCAGCTCTTCCGGGAGGGCATCGAGAAGTTCCGGGGTAAATGGATACCTCATTCAATTTCTTCTTCCTCCTCGTCCGTCATATCCTCCATTTTCGGCAGCATCTTCTTTGCTGTGGCTTCGTCCTCGTTATACCACTTCATGCGGTACTCCCAATCGTTCATAATACCCGCCGCTAAATCCTGCCTGTCATTATTTCGTTCTGTTGTCTTGTCCTCGATGATGCTATCATCGAAATCAATAGTGACCTCCGCATCCTCATTCAACCCGGCACCCATGGCCGTGTTGCCCAAGCGAAGAATAATCCGGCACAGTTCTTTGATGGCGCTCTCCAGAATGATTTCATGCTTCTTGATGGTGCGGAACATGGTGGAGTTTTCACTGATGACCTGGGTGGCGGTAGTGATGTTCCCACCGTCAAAGCGGTAATAAGTCTCCCCGAAACCACACTTGCTGGACAGCAGATTAAGCTGTGTCTGCACCCCCTGGGTGTGTTCCGCTGTCCGAAGGTTCATGTCGATGGGCTGAATGATGGCCCCGCCCTCGATGTCTTCCGGAAGCACATAATAGGCCAGATCATCAGGGTCAAAAACCGGCTCCCCGTCCAAATACTGTTGTGCGGAAGGCTTGACCATCACCCGCTTTTTCCCCAGCACGAACTCATTGACGTAGCTGTCAAAAGCAATATCTACGCCCTTCATGCTGTCGATGGCGTTAGCGTAGACCGAAATCCCAAGTGGAATGGAGTAATCGAAGTTGTTGGCGATATTAGGCCGGTCAATGACGAATTGCCTCCGGTCGCTGCCGGTGTGGACAACAGGGGGCACCCTCTCAAAGCCCTGCACGGAGGTCAGCTTTACCTCAGTATCTACGTTCTGGTTCCGATATGTATACAGCCGGTTCTCAATGTTGTACAGGCCGTCGACCTTCCGGTGGATTTGCAGATAGCAGTAATCTTCCCCGTTTACGTTGACGATGCTGTCAAAGGCACATTCAGTAATAACGCCATTCTGCCAGGACAGGGGCCAGATATGCTCCACCGTTACGTAGTCGATGACGATATCTGTGGCGCTGCCAGGAACCGGGCCCGCTTCCGTGACCCCCATGCCCACCACGCGGGGGATAAAAGCCACCGTTCCAAGAGCGAAGGCCATTTCCTGCATCTCGTTGGAGCGCACGCGAAAGTTGTTCTCCTTCAGGACCCGGTCAATAAACTCCTGCTCCTTTGTGCCATCCAGAGTGATTTCAACCCTCTCATTCATGAGAAGATTTGCCCAGTCCTCCGGGATTTTCTTTCCCATGTTGAGGGTGTACCGCTTGCAGCGCACCATCCCGGCCCCGTTTCGTACCCGGTAACGGTGGAACCCCTTCACGTCGCCCTCATACCAAGACTTCCACTCTTGCACCTTCGTGTAGAACTCCTCCGGCACGGTGGAGTAACCAAGTTCTTTCAGTTTTTCGATAATGTTCATGCTGTTACTCCCATTTTTCGGAATACTCGCTCCAAAGCGTACCGTGTGGCATCAATCAGGTGATTGTTCTCGTCAGGATACCCGCTGATGATCTCTCCATCCTTATTACGCTCATACTCATAGTTCACAAATTCCTCATAAGCATGTGGCGTTCTGCGGCGGTCAATAACGATCTTTCGGCGTTGCAGCCACTTCATACCGTACTCCACACTACCCGGCCCCTTTATTGCTTCCTTGGCGGGGAGTCCCATGGCTCTGAAATCTGCGGCGGACTTAGGCTCCGCGCTGTCGCAAGTGATATAAGCGTCTTTGTATCCGCGCTTCAAAATCACGCCCGCACTAGCCTCATTTGTCAGCTTGTTTTGGCATATCTCATCAATCATGTAAATGGTCTCATGTGCCCGGTCGTAGTGAAGGCGGATAAAAGCGAAAGGGTCAGGGAACCAGCCCCAGTCCACACCCTGGTAAATCTTATCGAAGGAAGCAATCTCTTTGTCGGTAATCTCTCGCAGTTCCAGGTTGTCAAAGACGTTTCCGCCCGTTCCAACCGGAATTCCCAAATACTCATGCTGGTAAGCTCGCTCATCCGTTTCTTTCAGGTGTTCAGCCTCAAACAGAAACTGCTCTCCCAACCACTCCGGCGGCGCTTCCAAGTATGTACTCTTGTGGCACAGCCTGTCCGCCCTCTCCTTCAGGCTGTCCTTGTTGGCCCAGTTGTCCCGGCTGATTGGCGGGTTGTAACTCTCAAAGTTCCAGAACTTGGAGCCGCCGCGCATGGTAGATTGTAAAATGGTCCGGATTTCAGCCCGTCCAGCGAATTGGTCCTTCTCCTCAAAGTGAGTAACGGCAATATACCCAAACGGCACTTTGATAGATTTGATCTTCATGGGATCATCAGCGCCCCGGAACATGATCTTTTGCCCAGTCGGCTTATATACAAGTTCCAACGGCTGCACCTTGGCTATCCAGCAATCAGCCATGCCAAGTTCACTAATCGCCCACAGGTATTGAGCATATACGCTATCTCGCAAAGTATTTCCGACCTTGCGGAGCACTAAGGCGTGGGTATTAGGGTTGGTTAGTAGAATTAACGGCACAAGCAGGGACACGCAGGAAGATTTCAGAGACCCACGCCCGCCGGATAAGTCATAGTGAGTGTGTCTGTGTCGGAATACATCACGGGCCAGCAAATGAAATGCGGGGCCAAGTACAGTAGATAAGCGCACTTCAGACATCTATAATCACCTGCACCTTGTCCTCTTTCCCCTCACCCTTGATGTCCGTCCACTTGTCGATCAGCGTCCCCAGGGCCGTCGTGATCTGCGCAGGTGTGGCCTCCGCCAGCTTTTCAGGATCGTTGAGCGCGGCAAGGCCCTTTCCGATGATTTCGCACACAAGCCCCTTCTGGCTCTCCATGTAAGCGAGAATGTCAGCAGTGTTTTCTTCTTTTTTCTGTGCTACTTTTTGCTCAATATCGCTACATTCAAGGACAATTCTCTTTACCGTCCCATCTGCAATACGGTTTTTCCTTGCTGTAGCGCGATAGCTGCCGGTCTCCAGATAATCAGCCACTATTTTCTTTTTCTGCTTATCCGTCAGCCGTGCAGCCATATCACCACCTCAATCAAAAATTCCCCGTACCCGACCCTCCCATCATTTCAGCGAGACGGGCACGCCCTTGTATCAAAGCTCCATATTGGGGTAAACTGTTTCCCAAACGTTCACATGGTAAGTATTGACTTCGCCATAATTGGCATCGAAAATCTTTTTAACCCCATAGCCCTGCCGTTGGCTCTCAAGCTTGATCCTCCGCCAGTCAAAAACCTTATATGATACTCCATTCAGATGTGCCACTCGCTTGATGGAATACCATTCCTTGCTCCTATCCAGTTCTGTCTCAAGGGCCATGCGCTTTTCTTCTGCATCCGCAAGCGCTCGAAGCGCAGATGGATAATCTCTCGGAAGGACAGCATTTTCACTGGTGATCTTCTCCCGCATTATTTCAAAAGCCGTCACATAAGCCGCAGTGAACAAGACGCCCTTTTCCCCGGTCATCTTGTTTGCAACCATGTCGCAGCCCTTCTTTGTGAGAAGATAGCAGGGAAGTGTTCTACCCGTACTGTCTTGATACACATGCGGAATGAAGAAATCACTAGGCGCAATTTTGCGCTCAGCTTCACTGCCCCCAGATTTGGGGTGAGTATTTTCAGACAGAATTTTGGCGTATCCTGCAATATCCCGGATAAGGTGGTCATGCCGTTTCCCAGTCATCTCAGCCACATCCCGGCTGTCCACAACATTCTTGCCGTTTGAATTGAATACCAGAAGTTCTTTCATTTGAGGGTTCTCCTTTCGTATATGTCAGGAGAGGCGGCGGGAGATCACCCCGCCATGCGTAACCCCTCAATATTGATCTTTCCGCCCCCGTCTCCTGCAACTGCGAGGCGGCGTATGTGCGCTTCCCGCTTAGATTGTCACACCTGCGTCATATGGATATGCCATATGGTACTTTACCCGATCCGGTACAGGTAGTTTTCAGCGGGATAGCGCCGGGGCAGGTCATAGCTGCCACCGCTTCCGCCTCCATGACAGGCGGGCGTCACTTTCCTTCTCCGGGGCTGTCAGACGCTGTAGACTTCCCAGTATAGTGTCTTTCCACAGTCAGCTCCTTGGCCTTTGGAGCGCATTGTCTAATGCCCGTAAAGGACGATGTTGCCGCATGGAGGGCGCGACCCTCCGGCCCTGATATGTGGGCTGCATCGTGCTGCGGCATATATTCACTGCTTCTATGTAATCCGATATGCGGTATCACATCACAATTACTATACGAATCTTCGTCAGCTATCCTGTTACAATCCGGCCTTGTCCTAAGACAGTCGGAACCGCACCTACATCCGTCAGCCTCGCAGGGGTAAGCCAGTTTCATCGTATAGCAATCACGGTACATCTCAACCCCTCCGCCGGTGTCGTCGGTCGGAACCGTTTTAGTTTATTGAGCCGGGGTCAGCCAATTAAATATTCTTCGCCCTGCCGCTTTCGCACAGCGCACAGGGAAGGCCCGTTTTCTCTTCGTGGAGCTGTGGAACCATACATCTGGCACGGGTGGAAGGCTCTGTTCCCCCAACCTCCGGTTTTGGAGACCGGCGCTCTCCATTGAGCTACACCCGTATATTGTTTGAGCGGGTGAGGATTTGCACCTCACATGAGTGGATTGCTACCTAACGCCCGTCGCGCATTACAGCGGCCTGCAAACCCGAGGGATAATACCCGTTCCGCCAGCAGGATAATAGGTGCCACCCTACCCGTCACCATAGCGTCTACCTATTCCGCCACCGCTCAGTCGTTATCTGCTCCGTATGTCGGCTTCGATTGCGAAACTCTGGAGCAGGTTAACGTGAAGGGAGTCCCCCGGCAGGAAACGTACAAGAGAGGCACTCCTTTCCGTTTAATATCTGCTTACTAGATACCCTGCCGGGGGAGTGGGTTGTCCTTTGGGCCGTGGTTGGTCACAGCCCGAAAGGGGAGGAAAAGAAGGAGCATGGGGATGTCACTCCCTCATGCTCCATTGTCGCATAGTCTTCGCTTTTAATTCCCACTTTTGTGGGAACCACTGCCCAGGTTTTTTGTGATGATGAAAGATTACACCCTATGTACAAATGGGAAGTTTGTTCTCCCCAGCAGATAGTCCGTACTGACCCCATAATAATCCGCGATTTTATATAGGGCATCCATAGACGGCTCTACTTCTCCTCGCTCATATCTTCTCAACATATCCGGGTGCAATCCCATCAGTTGTGATGTAACTGTCATGCTCCGAACTGGCCGCATGGACTCTCGCAACTTTCTCAGCCTTTCCGGGAACTCACCCATCCATATCCTCCTTCTTAATCCACCACCGTCCCGCGCAGCGGTGGGCGGTAACGCAGGCGGTGGAAATCTGGCAGGGGCGAACACCAACATCTTCTGCGGCAGATTTGATCGACGGATACTCCTTCCGCTGGCCGTGACGATCAATGGAGATCACTTCGGTTTCGGTCATTGTCTACCTCCCTCATACTGTCCGCCCTCCCCGTCGTGGATGTTGCCGATGACCTCACATTCGTAATGACACCAAGCATTCGGGAAACTTATGTAATACTTGTCCTCTCCAAGCGTTTCCCACATCCATGCACACATGTCCCACTTCACCATGACATTGACCGGATATTCAAGCGGGGGAAAGAAGTATGCCCCAAGTCCGTCTGACTTCTTTGCTATCTTTAGAACATCCCCCTCAAAAATTTTCTTCCCGTTCTTGTCGGTCAGGCCGGTGTACTGGCAGACCGTGGAGGGGTCAACTTCATCGGACACCCGACATCCGTTATTATACCAATGAATAATGACGCTATCTTGAAGATTATTCAGATCTCCATATACCCATTTCCCGTCTCTCCACCGCTTGGCTTTAAAAAGGATTTCTCTCATTGGGTACCTCCGATGATTTCGTTCAGCTTGACGGATTCGCCGGGACGGAGGGATGGGAACAAGTCTTTATCAATGTCTGTTATCCATCCGCAGGTATTGTTACTCAATCCAATTACTCCGCTGTCTTTAATTCTTTCTACATACTCCGCCTTTGGATAAAGCATGTGAATTGCTCTAAAAAGTTCCACCTCCTGCACCGTCCAGCGGGGCTTGCGGATGATGCGGTCGGGGTGGTTGATAAGCTCACATACTCGGTCAGCATCCATTACCGATCCGATGTTTGTCCGTATGATGCCAAATAAATCTATATAGGCGTCTTTGTACGAGCGAGTGTCAAACTTCTCTTCTGGCTCTACCCCCAGCACCTCGCAAATTCTCGGTTTGTCCATGTTGGCCTCCTTCCTTTTCACCCAATTTTTGCACCCTTCCTGCGGGTCAAAGTCCTTCTCAATTTCACACCCAATGCAGTTAAAACAAGTGCGTGGTTCATCATCCTCAACCACCTCGAACCCCATCAGGCGGGCGGCTTCGTAAGGGTTGGCTCTTACGTATTCATGACACGGCTTCTTTGTCCCTGCGTATTGCTGCACGGGTTCCCGAAGCTCGCAATAGTCGCAATCTTTTTTGCTATCGCAAAACTGCTCTAATGCCTGTTCAATGGTAAGTGCGACTTCGCCCGTCTTACTCCGAAACTTCATGGTCGGCCTCCTTTCGCTGGCCGTAGGAGCAGAAATCATTTTCGTAAGTTCCGCCTTCCATTCTGTGTCGCTCACATTCACCAGCACAGTGATTTTCCCACTGCCTAGTGTATCTTCTCCAATATTTACACTCCCGGCACCTGACCACAGGCACGGCGTCGATGGTGGGGGCATGACAAATCAAATTAAGAAAATTACGGTTACAGTTACGTTCAATGCCAGTTGCCCCTTTATATTGTTTCTCAACTTCGTCATAAATCATGTCAACATCAGCTAATCTCATGCCCGTCCTCCTCGTCCATGCGAGCGCCGCACGTTGGACAGTATGGCATATTCTCAAATGTTAGCGGCTGTGTTCCAGCACAAACAGAGCACCTAACTCTTGAAATGATTCCGCTTGCGGTTGAAACCCTTTCCCATCTTCCGTGCCTCACCTCCGCAACGTCGGCGGCGGGGATACGAGTTATCACATCATTGGCACACTGGCAATACCCCAATGCCCTTATCAGCGCGTTCAGCGCAGTTACCCTCTCGATGTACTCCTTCATTCGCTCCACCTCCGTTCGTGATCGTCCACAATCCGTTGAATGATTTCCAACTCTTCATCTGTCAGCGTCCGGTTCCACGCAATGGAGAAATCGCCCGTACACCGATTCGGGCAGGCCGTACACTCGCAACGGTTGGCGTTGCTGGTATCATTCACCCTGAATGGGCAGCTGTGGTTATAGCAGTCAGTTCTAATCCCTAATTCCCGTTCGACAAATTCAGTGGGATACATCGGCGGTATAGTTTTATTCTCCATCCTGCTCCCTCCGTAGTGCGGCCTCTTCGCGGGTCAGGAAAACAGTTTTTCCGAAATCTTCAGGTATCAAATAACCGTTCCAAATCGGATATGTAATCTCTCCATCTGCGTTAATTTGTACGCCATCAAGACGGCTTACGCTCGGGCAATCATCACCTTTGCGCCACTGATAGATAGTTTGATCTGGCTTTGCAGGCAGCACCATGCACCGCCCCTCATCGTCAGCCTGTTTGAGTGTGCGGAGGCGGTCAATGGGGCCGAGCTCCTTGTAAGCGTTGAGTTCATGCAGAGCGCAAGCGATTTTCGCCATATCCATGGCAGAAATGATTTCCTCCGGCTCCAAGCGCGTGTCCTCGTAGGCGGCGAGGCGGTTAATGGCAGCTTCTATCAAAGAGTAGTCGCCGTACCAATCAGAGTTTTCATACAGATCATTGATAATATCAGCAGCAAAGTCACTCAGCCGTTCCATGTCAGTCCTCCTCATACTCCGGGTGTACGCCCATGCAACAGTCAAAGCAAATCCAGCCAGTGGGAGAACATTCATCTCTCACCATCTCGCTCTGCTCATGCCGTTCCCCACAGATACCGCACTTTCGGTAGTATTTACGCTTTTTCATGTCAGCCCTCCTCGCCGTCCCACTTCCATGCGGGGCAAAGTTTGTGCAGGTCCTCTACTGCCGCATCCCTTTCCCGTTTTACCCGTTCCAGCTCGGCCAGTACAGCATCCCGGTCTTTCTCCGCGGCGCATCCGCCCTCTGCGCAATGGCCTTTGCGGTAGTTTTCCAGCTCGGCCTGCACAGCATGGCAAACCGCCTTTTCTTTCTGATACATTTCCCGCAGCTTCTCGTTTTCGGCCTGGAGCGTGGAGAGGGCGGTCAAGCACTCCACCATATCATGAAACGTCTCCTCCGGGTTGTTCTCCACCGTACTGTACCCGTGGTAGTTATGTTTCAGCCGCTCAATCAGCTTCTCAATGTCCATCAGGTGTCTTCCTCCCCCTCCGGCTCGTAGTAAACAAAATCCGTCCCTGCATTTGGCTTATGCAGTGCCAATGCCACAGGGTCAATGCAGTTATAGCACGGGGCCTCAACGGTCATTTTGTTTTTGTGCCTGCAGGTTCTGCATGGCGGCACATCTGCTCTCTGGCCGTCTGCCCTGATTTCATAGTGCCCTTTCATGCTTCTCCCTCCGGCGGGCGGCGGTAGGCAGTGACTCCGTCATCTTTCATCTCATCGTTGTCGTAATATTCATTTCTGCCCCCAAGATTACTGGTGAGAATTACGCAGTTGGCCGTTTCCACCACTTCAATCAACGCCCACATTTTAAGTGGTTCATACTGATCATCGACGATAAGATACACCGGCTCCCCGTCCATCTCCCGCAGTTCCTCCAGCGTCAGCGGCTCCCTCGGCGGGGGGGGGGGGGGGGGGGAGGGAGTCACCACCCACGTACAGAAACAGCTTGCGTCCTGCGATTCTCGGCTCGCCCACAGCGCACATACCTTTTCGTGCAGGCACTTCTTGCAATCAAACTCTGCCATCTTTCAGCGCCTCCAATCTCTCCATCACCATCTGCACGGCTTCGTCCGTCATGGGTGCGCCGCAGTGGGGGCAGAAATTTTCATCTTTCACATAAAGGGCTATCGCAAATGCTTCGTGCCCACACTTTGAGCATTTAACAACAGCAAAGTGGTCTGTTTCGGTTGTATGGCTATAATTCCACTCACCCCTCCACACCTTCTCCACCTGCTCCTTACTGACGGGGCGGAGGGCGGTGAGGATAGTGTCCAATACAAGCTTGAACGATACAGCCATACCAGCCGCTATAAACGAACCTTGACCCTCGTATTCATCGGTCAGTTCTTTAAGGCTATCATTCAAAATTTTAGCTTTTGCGATTGCTTCTTCCAGCTTCATAGTTGGGCCTCCCTCTCCATCTTCTCTTTGACGGCTGACAGGATGAAATCCCGGTTCAGCACATACAGGTCCGTAATTCCGTGCTCCTTGCACATCTTGATGATCTCGTCCATGATGTAGTTTTCGATATCTTCTTTCCAGAGGACAACCGCCTGTATCGTTGCAGAGGCCACGGTGTTTCCATCCTCGTCTGTTCTGAATTGCAAGGCTGGGTCCCCAATGTCAACATATTCTCCCGGGTTCTTCATTCCATCCCCTCCAGCATCTCCATCTCCTCCAACTTCATAAAGCACGCCCAGAAAGTACGGCTTTGCTTCCCGCTGTGATGCCCAAATAGAGGCTTTTGCCCAATGGCTTTCCAAACATCCGCTGCTGGAATGTCATACTCAGACCACTTAAAGATAAGCACCCCATCCGGTTTAAGCACTCGCATACACTCCCTGAAACCGTCATGGAGCATCTTCGGCCAGCTCTCGTCCAGTTTTCCATATTTCTTGACGAGCCAAGCCGTCTCTTTCGCCCCAGTCAGATGGGGCGGGTCAAATACCACCAGATGGAATGAGTTATCTGTGAACGGCAGGTTTGTAAAATCACATACCACATCAGGATTGATGTCCAGCATACAGTTACCGGCGTTCTTCCAAAGATGATGGTACTGCTCCCGACGCTTATCACAGTAGACCGCCGCCGGGTGGTGCTTATTGAACCAGATAGACCTTGCCCCACAGGTCACATCAAGAATTTTCTTTTCCATTGAGCATCTCCATCTCCTCCGCGCTCAGAATCGCCGCCCGGGTGTTCCAGGCGAGGCGGGCTTCGTGTTCCGTCTTATACCATCCGCTGTTCGTAAAGCATTTCATGCAGATCACATTTCTGCGGACATTTGGCTGATAGTAGCGTTCGTTCCGCACTCTTGCCTGTCCTTCGCACATAGGACACGGCAGCAACACCCCCGCATCTGTCAGCCGCTTGGCCGCTTCATGGTCGCCCAGCAGGGCGCGTTTTTCGTCGCTCAAAACCATCTATAGTTCAGCTCCTCATTTAGCATTGACCATCGGAAAATTTTATCGTCTTGGTAGATCAGCCCATCGTCCTCCATCTGGAAGCGCCGGTCAAAGTCGTGTACGGTATGGCCGTCCGCCTTGAACGTCACCGGGCTGTCACTGTCCCATTTCAGCATGAGCGCCCACAGCTCCGGGTAGTTCCTGCGGAGTAGCCGAAGCTGCCCCACGCTCTGATTATGGCAGAACCAGCAGCCTCCCCTCGTGGCTGTTGTGTAGATTGGAGACAGTAGGTCTTGGCCCTCGCACCAGCAGCGGCAATCAGCTTCCGTCCAGCCCGCCTCTACAAGAGGACTTCTCTTTTTGTCAGATAGGCTGTGAAAGCGGTTCGGCTCGTCGACGGCGATGCCCAAGTATATGATATTGCCCTTTGTCTCGACCTTATCTAGCCCCGGCATTTTCACGTCGCTGTTACAGTAAGGCCCACTAGGGAACGGCCATCCGTAGATTTCTCCCGGCCGCTTGTTCCCTCCCAATACCCGGTAAAATGCTTGCTCGTATGTAAGCCGCCCTCGGACATGCTCCACCTCAATCCCCCACCGCTCCCGGATAATCTTGTCCGCCTTTTCCTTAAATTCCACCATCGGCGGAAGATCGGCTGGGATGGTGTCGGTGGCCCATACTTCTGCGTGGACGATGCGGTCAAGGGGCCAGCTCAGCTGTTCGATGGCCCCTAAACATGCGAGACTATCTTTTCCGTAAGATAGGGATAAAATATATTCCATAGGCGTTCCTCCACGTCTGGAGGTGGCCGGCCTTTAAAACGTTGCCTCCTATGGTTTTATTTAAAATTTGGGCAGCTCTCGATGGCGTATGTAGTCACCCAATGCTTTACACCGCCCTGGCATCTGCCGACAACAAACGTCCGTTTCTTGGCCGTCCAGCCCGGTACTGGCTTTTCCTCACGCAGCCAGGGACACTGGCTGATCGGACAGCAGCAATCCATGCAGGGGTTGGCTGAATACCGCCGGATGGGGACCAGATATTGTTCAAGTTCGCCCATAGGGCCTTACCTCCACCTGTATGCTATCGTTTTCCCAAAATTCGTGAGAAACTTTCCGCACCCATTCCCGGTTGTCGTCCGGCAGTATGTAGCCTTTCATGGCGTCTAAAAATGCCTTGCCCATGGCGGCGTGATTGTCCACGTCCAGGCCATCGTTCCAGCGAAAAATGACTTCGACAGGGCCTTTGACGAACTGTTTTCGGATATGTGCCTTTTTCATGGACCACAGCGCCAGAGAGTGGAGTTCTTCTGCGTCCCGCTTCCGCTGCGACCAATGTTTCCCGGCATAATACGCATTCAGGCCAAACCGCTTGTTCCAGGCCGCTTTTCCCCTTTTGGTGGGCGGATACGGAATTTCAAAAATCAAATCCCCATCCTCCTTGCCAGCTCTTTCAGGGCTGCCTCGTATTCGTCCGGCGGCAATCCCTGGAGCTTTTTCTTCTCCCGCTCATAGGCGGTCCAGTCAGCGTTCCCAGCCGTAGACTCCATCGCTTTCTCCCTTCTTTGTGTACCGGCGGCACCGGGCGTCATAGACCAGCTGTATGTTGGCTGTGGAGCCGTAGGACCGGTTCTTTAGGATGCTCAGCCCGGCGTCATACCCATAGGCCGCGATATCCTTTTCTTCCATCCGTTCCAGCGAAAAGGCGTTGTCCGCCCGGTTTGTGATGTCCGCCGACCCGCCGATGTCGTCCGCGGTCAGCAGCTTCTTTTTGTCGTTGTCGCCCTTCCGGGGGTGTGCTACCAGATGCACGTGCACCTCGTTTTTCTTGGCGAACTCCACCAGCCGCCCCGTGAACCGGCTCTGCGCCCGATAGAAGTCCTTGTCGCTCTGGTCGCTGAATCGGGCGGTCATCAGATTGTCCACAAGGAATACACAGCAGCCGAACCGGCGAATAGCATACTCGAACACGGAAATGATACTGTCCTCGTCCCCAGCACCAGCCACCCGGTTGTCGTACAGGAAAAACTTTCCCTTCCACCAACCGTCGATCCGGTCCGCGATCTCCTTCGGCGTGTAGTAATACAGCTTCCCGGACACCGGGTCCCGCTTCGGCTCGATATGCCCGGCCCCGGCGGCCTGCAGCATAGCCCACTGCTTGAAGCGCCAGGCCGACAGCTCCCCGGAGTAGGCGCAGACCGGGAAGCCCTGGTCGATGGCGTTTAGAAGCAGCTGGGACAGCAGCGTGGACTTGCCGCTGCCGCGCTTTCCAGTCCACACGGACAGCTCCGATGGGGCAAAGCCTCCGATGGACTGGTCCAGTGCTTTTAGACCGGACATGACGGCGACGGATGCGCGGGGGTCCCTCCGCTCCACGTCCGCCAGGTCCAGCAGGCCGTCCATGGGCTGTTCCACGGCGCCCAGCAACAGATGATCCACGGCCTTTCTCCCGCCGGAAGCCAGCACGTCCCGGATACGGGAACATTTCCCGAAGGCCCCTTCCTTCGGCAGCAGCACGGCCACAGATGGCGTGTATTCTTTGAGGGCGTCCGCCACGGCTTCCGCCGTATCACGGTCGGACAGAGCCAGAAACACAGATGGGAAGGCACTCAGAAACGGCTCCGCATCCCGGAAGTTCTCAAAGCCCGCTCCGTAGGCAAGGCAAACGGCGTTCTGGTTGTCCAGGGCTGTCACATCCTGGGCGTCCGCCACAAACCACAACGCTTTCCGCGTGTCCATGGCGGTCTCATCGTAGAGCAGCCAGGCGGAGACATCAGGTAAACTTGGCATACGGGTCCTCCTCCCCGGCCAATGGTTCGTCATCCCAGCAACCGCCATCCAGCCACTTTGACGGGCTTGGAAAATACCTTGCGTTCTCCCCGGAATACTGCGGCCACAGCTTTTGCTGTTTCACAGCCTCCAGAATCCGCTTTACCTTCCCTTCATCCGGGTCTACCCGCTTCCAAGCGTCAAAAGCGTCTTTCTTGGCTGACTTTTTGGGATAAACATCCCAAAACTGGTCAAACCCCCAATAGTTTTTGGCAGCCCCTTCCGTTGCAGAGGGGGTAGGGGGTATATAACTATCGTTCTGATTCTCTTCCTCTCTCTCTACCTCACCCTCTACCTCTATCTCTCCCTCTATATTGCTTTCCGTTTGCTTCCGGTTTGCTTTCGGTTTGCTTCCGCCTCGCTTCCCGTTTGCTGCCTTTTTGCTTGCTTTGTCAAGTATCGGTTTTACAAGCAAAAAGGAAGCGGATGCCTGTCCTGTTAATGGCTTGCTTTCTCCCTCGAACACATAAGTACAAATCGCCGTCACAAAGGGAAGCTGGTCCTTCTTCGGAAGCACTTTTAACGCCTCCCAGAAGCTGCGGTAAAAGGTAAATTGGTCACGTTCCAAGCAGTTCACCCGCCTTTTCCCTGGTGCTGATGCAGGAAAATATATTGACTATTCGGCCCCATCTGCTGGTATAGCCATTCCTCAGCTTGCTCCTTGCTCAAATGGTTCTGTGCGGCGGCCCACTCATAGGAGAACTCTCCGGCGGCTCGCTTGGCCTCCATACGGGCCTCCAGATCGGCTCTTGTGTGGTTCGCCTCTATCATGTAGAGGTCGTAACTCTTGGCCTCAATGCCCTCCAGCGTGCCGGTGTCCGTGGCGTAGAAAAGGTGTTCTTTCCCATCGAAGATGTGCCATGCGCAGTTCGGAACGTTGTGAGGAATGAACTCCGGCCGTACAACAGCCAAACCTTTGTATAAAGCTGCATCATCTGAGTTGTATGGGGATATCACATCAACTCGGCGCTTGTCCACCCCGGCCTCCAGCAGCGGCCCGACCATCCACTCGCAGCACCCCCATCGGAGGGCGGGGCGCTCTTTTGAAAGTGCCCGCGCCGTCCGGGGGTTAAAATGGTCGCTGTGGATGTGGGTCAGTAAAACCAGCCGCAGGTCTTTCTTGACCGGTTCCAGGGCCTTGAAGGGTACGCCGCAGTCAATCAGAATTCGGCCGTTAATCACCACGGCGTTCCCCTTAGAGCCGGTGGAGATGATGTTATAGGTCATCGAGGTTTACCTGTTCATTGCCGCCGTCTCCAGTCGCGCTATCAGCATTGCTCTCGGAACCTGATTTCTCCGGCTTAACAGAGGAGGCAATGGACATATCGAAATACTGTTCGACACTGGCCGAACCATCCCGGATAGCGTTGTAGACATTCTTGAGGCGAATAACACTTTGCTGCGAGAACGCTTCTTTCTTGCAGCCGATGTAAGCTTCCAGCATCTCCGCTGTCACGCCGTACTGCTCCTGAAAGTTCTTCACAAGCGCTCTCACCATGTCCACCAGCGGCATCTTCGCATTTCCAGTGAGAGTCACATTGCACTGGCCGACTGCTGCATCAACCACATCGCCGGGAATGACCGAGAGGATGCAGGCGCGTTCGCGGCGGGCAGCTTGATTGGCTACCATCTCATAGATATCTCGGGGGTCCGTGAGGGGATAGGCCCCCCTCTTTGTCTCTCGAATATGCGGAACGTCGAATACCTTTGTTTCCCGGTAGTTGGTCTCCAAATCCCAGCAGTATGCCATAACGGTGGATTTCTTTGCTGTCTGCTCCAGTACCTTGAAACCGGCATCTACATTTCCCCAGCCTCTTGCCAGGGTACGGGCCAGATGGATAGATGGTCCGGTGATGACCTGTCCTCCGCGCGGATATTCGTACATGGCCTTCTCCGCAAGACTGGTGCGCTGGCAATCTTGCAGGATTCGGTTGTAGGCGGCGACTTCGTCACGGGGGAACTTCTTGGCGGCAATCATAGCCACTTGGACCTCCTGCGCCTCCCGACTGTCCGCCATTTCCGCCCCAACAGGGCGGGCCACGTCGTCCTTCCCCCCCCACCCGCTCCGGCTCAGCAGAG